AAGCATCGATTCCATGTAAGCCGTTCTTTTACTAACTCCAGAAGGATCTTGAGAGTATGCTTTTACATCATAAACTCTTTCAGATATACCGTTAACAACTATATCTACAAATTTTGGTATAACAGGAACTGGTTTCCAGTCTAAGTTTAAATAGCTTAAGTCACCATTAATTGATAACTCATCTTTATATTTTTGTACAGATTGCTCTCCACGAGCATATAACCTTAACTTATTAAAAGTATCTTGATTGCTAGCAAACCTATAAGTAACGCCGTCTCTTTTAAACCACTCGTCTTCAATAGCCTTAGCGACTTTAAGTCCATATTCTGGACTCATTTTCTCCATATCGCTAGCTACTTGACTAGGAAAATGATCTTTTATTATTGATTCAGCCATATTATTCTGTTATTAATTTTGATAGCGTTCCTTTATTCTTATATTTAGCTATCTTTATATTTAGTTTTGTTGTTTGTTTACCAGCACTCGGACTATATAAATGTCTGTTACAAGCCATAATAGCTAAACCCGTACTTATAGAAGCATCGTGTTTTGTTCTATTATTTATATCAAACTTAGCCCAGTCATTTAATGTTTCATTAAAATATAAGCTACCGTGAGATCCATCGCTCTGTATACCAACATTTTTCTGTATATACATTTCAATAGCAGCTGCATGTGCTTGCTTTATGTCTTCACTTGAATTAGGTATTCCACCTACTTCTTTCTCTGCTACTGATAATTTATTCCAAACTTTATCAGGTCTATTCATTGAGTATGCTCTATAACCTCTACGTTTAAAATAATATAATAATCTTGGTTTGTTGTTCTCAGCAAGTATAGGCATACCATAAAATACACAAGCCATTAATACATCTTCAAAAAATATCTCAGCAGTTTGTGGTCTTGCTATATATTCTAAAAAGAAATGATTTGCAGGTGCATCTTCCATGCTAAACTTAGTTAAACCATGTAAAGCACCTTTTGATCCCATACCGTCAACAGTACCTGATATATCGTAACTATCACAACCAAAAGCACCCATGTGTTCATTACCAGGATATTTTCTACCTCTATCTTCTTTTACATTGTTTTGTAAATGAACTGGTGGTGTCCAGGTTATTTTAAACCTACCTTTTGGATCTGGATAAAACATAACTTTGCTATCTTTTATACCGTTAACCCATTGGAAGTTACCTCTAGTTATATTGTTTTGAGCACCAGCTTCTTCATTAAAATCTATCTGCTCGTATATTCTTGCTAAATTAAATATACTGTTTTGTGTCTCGTCTCTGAAAGCATGTTCTTCAGTTCTTGGAAATTGTCTATAAAACTCGTTTAAAGCATCTCCATCGTGTTTTAAACCTTCAACTTCGTTTTGCCAATGTTCTAATATACCTATATCAATAAAATCACCAAAAGGATCTAATACTTCTTTGTCTGGCGTTTCGAATACAGGTAACCCATAAGAATCAATGAAGCCTTCGTAGTTCCATTCCATAGGTATGAACAAACTATATAATCCCGAGCTAGTCTGTCCATTGCGGTTTCTTTTTGTGACATCTGAATCTCTATAAAGTTTTTTGAAGTTGTCACCGCCTTTATCTAAAGCATTTGATGTTGAACCCATCATACACTTACCAATAACTCTACTACCTAATCGTAGTGTTGTTTTTGTGACCCTCCAGTTATTTAATATATTGTTTGGTCTTTCCCATTTACCACTTTCATCGTGTGCTAGTAGTTTAAGCTTTTCACCATCATAACTATTATCACCAGTGTTTTTCCAGTCAATAGTTGTATCTAGTCCTTGTAAGTCATTATCATTACTACCAGCTTCAATTTTTCTTCTAGTTAACTTACTAGCTGGCACTCTATATGCTAATTCTGTTTTAGGTCGATCCATACCATCTTGAATCGGTTTAAAAAAGAAAGGATAGTTAACTGATATTGGTACAACCTTGTCAGTAAACATCTTCTTTGCGTCAGGACCAGTTTTTGATAATATACCAAACCTAGCATCACTTGATATTGTAGCTTGGTTTACTAATTCACCTGAAGCCATAAACGAAAAACCAGATCGTCTATTTTTAAGATAGCACATACCGTAGCATCGTTTATCTGCTTTGCAACCTTCCCAAAATATATAAAACAACCTATTAGCTTCTCTAAAATCAGGATTACCTACATCAATTTTACTCCATTGTAAATACATATAATGAGTACCGGTAATATAAATTGGTACACCTTTGCTGTAATACCAAAACCCTTCTTCTCTTCGCTTAAACTCTTCGTCTATATAATCTACATACTGATTTTTAAAATCACCTGGATATTCTCTCCAGTCAAATATAGTTTTAATTCTTTGTAATGCTTTTGGTTGATTAGTTATCTCCCATTTGTCACTATCAAACCTATGTACTTTTTTAGGTTCTGGTGGTAAAGCTATTTGAAAGTTTTGTATTTCATATATCTCACCTATTTGACCTGTTTTACTAATTACAACAATATCATGTTCTTTATTATAACCGTATTGCCAAGCTTTTTTCTTATTAAGCCTTTTTATAGTATTTATCTTAATAGGTTCAACAACCTTTATTAAATCTTGTTGGTAAGCCATTATCTAGATCTTCTTTCAGCAAAACCTTTAAAAGTGCTTTCTTTCTTTTCTACAGGTTTATCATTTAATATAGCTTCTTCTTCTTGTATTCTAGTCAATATTTCAAAAGCATCGAATATAGCTAGCTTTTTTGTGGCTGCAGCATTTTTTAATCTATCCGCAGATATATCATCATCACTATCAACAATAGGTTCCTTAGCAACCTTAATTAATTCCTCAACTGCCTTTTGCCCAGCTTGGATTATATTCTTCTTCGTCTCCTTTATGTTCATATTTAATTGTAATTGAGTTACTGAATATTCTATAATATAGTTCGCCATCTATAACAAACTCATATTCAGTATTTGGTTTAAAACCTACTAGATCACCTGCTTTTATACCAGCGTCTTGTAGTTTTTTATCAGGATAAGACATAAAACCTATTAAAGGTTCTGTTTTTTCTACGCTTAATGGATCTTTTGCTTTTATTGGCTTTACAAAACAAAAAGTATCGTTTGCAACCCAGCAACAATATCTTTTATATAAAAATATCTGATCGTTCTCAACAAACCACATATCATCTTTATAATATGACTTACTGTTTTTTTCTATACCTTTCATATCTTTCCACCTTCTAAAAACATTGTGATGTACTACAACAATGTCTCCTTTTTTTATTGGTGTTTCAATATTAGCTGGTATTCCAACAACTTTAGCAAACCTATTCACATACCTGTGGTCAAAGTTATCAGTATTAACTATTAACTCTTTGTCACCGACAGGTAGTGTGTTTTGGTATCTTTTTTCGTTTAATGGTTTTACAATATAATTAAATACTGTCTTCATTAATATTCAAGGTTATATTCTACAGATATTGCCATGTTCTTGTTAAAGTCTTTCCAAGGAAGTACTTCATCCGCTTTCTTTATCAATATACTAAACTTAGTTTCTTCTTCGATTATATGTTCAATAGTATGACCTCCATACACTTCTTGACCAACAGCATAATGCATGGCATCGTTCTTATAGTCTTTACCTATGCTTATTTTTCTAATTAAGTGATCCATTTTCTTCAGGTATTTCTTTCAAACTACCATCTTGAATATTAACAGATACTTTACCGTATTTGCTTTCTAATGAAGTTTGTATTACATTTAATTCTGTTTGCAAGCTTCCTAACATTTCAACAGCTTTGCTTTGTTGAACAGTTAACCCACCTATTTGCATTTGTAAGTTATTTATTTGACCTACTTTATCTTGAATACTTTTTAATTCGTCTTTTGTTATTTTTGTTGCTTTTTTTGCCATTTTATTTAATTTTAGTTTACTTTTATATTATTACGCAATTGTCACGCTTTTTACTTCTTTTTTACTTCTGATGCTAAGTACCAGTTTTTATACGTTTCTCTTTTAAACATTATCCACTCTAAATAATCATCTATTTTTTTCTTCCAGTTTTTATCAACTTCAGGATTTATAATACCTGACTTGTAACTTGAGAAACAAAAATTAATAAACTTTTTTGCTTGTACTTGATTTCTAAAAACATGATTATTTATACAATAAAAAGATCCTCTTTGTATATTATTCCAAACATCAATTGGTTGTATCGCTTTACCTAAAACAGCCGCGTAAACAGCACTTTCACTTATGTGTGTTGTATATACGTTTTTAGCTTTTTGTAAAAAGTAATACATATCTGCGTTTCTTGGTAGTATACACTCTTCACCAAAAAAATCTTTTAACTCACCAATAATTTGATGTGTTGTTATTGGATGTGGCTTAAAGTACACATTATCTCCATGTTCTTTTTTAATCCACTTTAGTTTATTTAAACATACATTTTCTCTAACTTTATTAGAACCAGGTAAAACAACTAAATTATCTTTAGCTTCGTATTTTGATGTAACATCATCCCTGTCTGTATATTTATTACTATCATTTTTAACAACCTTGTCAATAAGATAAGAAGCATAATCAACAGTTGGGTAACCAAGTTCTTCCTTATCATACCATGACTCTATCATTTGCTCGTTTCTTAACTTGTAATTTAAAGGTTGTATGTAAAAATTACCAGCATACTCAGTATAACCGAGTGTTTTAAAATATGGCATTTCTTCTGCCATAACATCGTAAGCACATTCAATACCGATCTCAGCACAACGTCTTCTGAAGTAACCTTCTACTTGCTCTAAGTCGTATAAACTTTTGCTTTTTTTGAGTGGACCTATTCTTGAGTCTAACTCTTTTTTATTAAACATTTCCATATAATTAAATTTAATTTATTAGTATTATAATAGTTACACGTTTTTACGCTTTTCTACCTACCACCAGTGAAAGGTGCGTCACCAAGTTGACCAAAGTTATCACCACTACCATCGTACCAGTTTGTGTTAGTTGATCTAGTAGTGTTAAACGTAGTGTTAAACGTAGTCGTTGTTGTGAATGTAGTAACAGTAGCTGTAGTCGTATTAAAAGCTGTAACAGTGCTAGTATTAAACGTTGTTATTGTATTAGTAATTGTATTAAAAATAGTTGCTGTATCTGTACTAGTTTCAAAAGTGGTTACAGTTGCAGTTACAGTATTGTAAACAGTTGTTGTAGACGTCGAGGTTACAAATGTAGTCAATGTAGTAGTATTAAATACGGTTGACGTGTTCGTGCTCGTGTTAAATGTAGTAACTGTAGCAGTAGTTGTATTGTAAGCAGTTATAGTATTTGTACTAGTATTAAATGTAGTTACAGTACTTGTACTAGTATTATACAAAGTTGTTCTACTTGTTGCTGTTGTGGTGTTATAAACAGTTAACGTTGTTGTGCTAGTAGCAAACGTGGTAATAGTTTCAGTACTTGTGTTAAAAGCTGTTATTGTAGCTGTAGCTGTATTAAAAGTTGTAGTAGTACTAGTATTAAACGTAGTTGTATACGTTGTAGATGTATTGAACGCTGTTATTGTTGTTGTTTGCGTTTGTGTACTAGTATTAAACGTAGTCGTATATATAGTCGTAGTATCTTTAGCAGTTCCTCTAGTTGTTGTTGTACTAGTGTTGTAAGCTGTTGTGGTACTAAATACAGTTGTTGTACTAGTGTTAAACGTAGTGGTTGTATTAGTACTTGTGTTGTAAGTTGTCGTGAAAGACGTTGTTGTATTTTTACTTGTAGAAAAACTTGTTGTAAAAGACGTTGTATAAGCAGTTATAGTTATAGTATTTGTTGATCTACTTGTGTTTCTATATATTTGATCAGTCTGTAACGTGTTTCTAAATGTTCCATACGTAGTATTAGTACTTCTAGTTGTATTAAACGTAGTAGTTGTATTTTTTGAAGTAAGAGTACTTGTATTAAACGTAGTAGTAGTTGTATATACAGTGGTAGTGCTTCTTTGTTCTGTTGTATTTCTACTTGTGCTAAATGTAGTTGTTGTACTGAAAACAGTTGTTGTACTAGTGTTAAAAGCAGTTACAGTTAATGTTGATGTATTAAACGTAGTACTAGTAGTGTAAGTAGTCGTTGTATTTCTTGACTCAGTAGTGTTTCTATTAGTAGCGTAAGTAGTGTTAGTTTGTCTTTCTGTAGATATTGTAGTATTTCTTGACGTTCCAGTACTTCTAGTTGTGTTAAAAGTTGTTAGTGTATTAAATACTGTTGTAGTAGTAGTATTAAATACAGTAGTTGTATTAGTAGAAGTATTAAAATACGTTTGCGTAGAAAATATAGTTATAGTACTTCTTGACTCAGTTGTGTTCCTGCTAGTAGCATAAGTTGTATTTCTATTAGTAGATGTAGATCTAGTGGTATTAAACGTAGTAACAGTAGTTGTACTGGTGTTAAACGCTGTTGTAGTTGACTTTTCTGTTAAAAATACTGTACTAGTAGTATATATAGTAGTAGTTGTAAAAGTTGTGGTTGTATTTTTAGACGTAGAAATAGTTGTAGTTCTAGACGTAGATCTTTGAGTAGCATATGAAGTTACTCTACTAGTAGAAGTAAGCGTACTAGTATTAAAAGTAGTTGTAGTAGAATATATTGTAGTGGTACTTCTTTGTTCTAATGTATTTTTAGAAGTATTAAAAGTTGTATTTCTACCTGTTAAAGTAGAGGTGTTATAAGTAGTGTTAAATACAGTAGTAGTATTAAACGTTGTTGTGGTACCGTAAATAGTTATGGTAGACTTATCTGTTCCTCTAGTTGTATTATAAACAGTAGAAGTAGTATATGATGTAAGTGTAGATTTTGTTGTATTATAAACAGTAGAAGTAGTATATGCAGTTGTAGTTGATTTACTAGTATTTTCATCAGTTGCTCTACCAGATTCTCTACTAGTGTTAAAGTATGTAGTATAAGAAGTTGTTGTTGTTGTGTTAGTACTTCTAGTTGTATTTCTATCAGTGTTGAAAGTAGTGGTTCTACTAGTAGCTGATGTTTCAGTTGTACCTCTATTTGTAGTCACACTAGTATTCCTACTCGTACTGAACGTTGTGGCAGTAGAATATTGAGTAATTGTAGAAAAAGCGGTACTAGTATTAAAACTAGTAACCGTGGCGGTACTAGTATTAGGCATTTCTATATGTTAAATTAATGAATGGACAAATAATTATACTATCATCATCTTTTAATTGAGGCGTATAGTTTACTCTCATTGTGCCAGATGAATTAAATTCACTTACGTCACCGTAGCACTCTATTATAATTAAATCGTATTTTTTAGAATTTTGATATGTTTCAAAATCATCTACTTTTATTACATTTATATCATTATGTAACCAATCTACGTGATCAATCAACTGTTGATCTTCTTCAATAACATCAATACTTGTGTAGTTTTTATTTCTTTGTATATATTCAGGTATTGAACCTAAACCTAAACTAATAACTAAAACATCACCATAAGTTATATTATCAAAACAAGTATTAGCATTACACCCTTCACAATCGTTGAAATATGCAGACAAGCATGGCTCCCAGTTTTCAGCACCACCGGCAGTTACTCTATTTTTATATTGTATAACAGAAACTTCTTGAGTACTACCGTCAGTATTGACAACCCAGTCCTCCTTACTTATCGTAAAGTTATTTCCATCATACTCTGTTATTAAACTTTCATCTATCATAGTTCTTTAATTGGTATTTTATAAATTGAATTATTATAATATGCGTTTTTAGGTGGTTTAATGTTAACATCATAAAACTTAACATCGTCCCAACCCATATTTTCTTTACCAGAGTGATTCCACCAGCTGACTAAACCCTTGTTCATTTTAGCTTCACAAAACTGTTTAAATTTTGGCAAATCATCATCTGCGTATGTATCTATTAATATTACACTATACTCACTATCTTTTACATTTATCCACTTATCTTCGTGTAATATAACATTAGATTTATTTTTAGCCCAAGACCTTAATCTTGGTATTATATCTTTATGGTTCTCACATATCGTGTGTGATGATGGTTTTCTTGCTTGTATAGCATCTGACAGTATTCCCATGCCAAAACCACATTCTAAAACATGATCACCTTCATTAACACATAGCTCGGCTATTTTGTTCATTATAGGTGTTTCCCAACGCATCATCACTTGCCAAACACGACCACGACTAGATTCAAAAAATACTATCTTGTCGTGATCAAACTCTAAGCTTGTGTCCTGGTATTCTTCTTGAAAACCCATTATGGATCTATACCACCACCACCACCTGGATCACTACCGCCGCCGCCGCCGCCTCTACCGCCACCGCCACTGTTACAATTATGAACTGCAGTTACTAGACCACCGTATGCTGATACTGTTGCTACTTTCACAGCGTTACCACCATTGTTCTGAGATATACCGTAGTTACCTCCACTTAGAGATGATGAACCACTTGAGTTTGTATATAAGTTATCATTAACTTCAACGGTTGCACTAGAGCTTGAGTTGTTTTTCAATATGTATATTGTTACGAACGTACTGTTATTACAGTTTGATGATGGGAACGCAGTAGAGTTCGTTCTTCCTCTACTTGGTAATACTTGAGTGGTATTGTAATGAGTAGTTGTATTTCTTGAAGTACCGTAAGTATGAGTTGTTGTTGTAGATCTAGCTGTTAACGTATTTCTACTAGTGTTAAATGATGTATTAAATGAACTACTGTACGTTGTTGTTGTTGTTGTACTAGTGTTAAATGTAGTAGTTCTAGATGTATTATATTTAGTACTAAACGTAGTAGTTGTAGCTGTAGCTGTTCCATGACTAGTACCTCTAGATGTACCAAATGTTGTATTAAATGTAGTAGTTGTAGCTGTTCCGTATATAGTCGTAGTACTTCTACTTTCGCCAGTGTTTTTAGACGTATTGTATGTAGTAGTTGTGTTTCTACTTTCACCAGTGTTTCTACTAGTATTAAATACAGTTGTGTAAGCAGTTGTTGTTGACCTAGATGTAGCAGTACTTCTAGATGTTGCAGTTCCTCTACTTGTTGATTTAACAGTATTGTAACTAGTATTAAACTCAGTATATCTAGTTGTAAGGTACGTAGTACTTGTTGTATATATTGTGTTTGTAGATCTAGCTGTTAATGTTGATCTAGTTGTACTAACCACAGTGCTTGTCGTAAATACAGTTGTTGTACTAGTGTTATAATGTGTATTAAAAGTAGTAGTTGTACTAGTATTATATACCGTGAGAGTAGATCTAGATGTTGTTGTTGATCTACTTTCAGTTGTATTTCTACTAGTTGAGTATATAGTTACCGTGCTTCTACTAGTAGCGTAAGTAGTGGCAGTGCCTCTAGTCGTAGCAAAAGTAGTTGTAGTATTAAAAGTAGTCAACGTAGTTGTATTATAAACTGTATTAGTTATATAAATAGTTGTAGTTGCCCTACTTGTGGTAGTAATTCTTGACGTACCGTAAGTTGTTTGAGTTGATCTACTAGTTGAAACAGTAGTTGCTCTAGATGTAGCTGTATTCTTACTTGTTGAAAAAGTAGTTATAGTATTAAACGACGTTAACGTTGTTGTGTTAAACGTAGTTGTTGTAGAAGTTGTTGTGTTATAAACTGTATTAGTTGTATATACTGTAACAGTATTTCTACTTTCAGTTGTATTTCTAGATGTAGCAAATGTTGTTGTTGTAGATCTCGACGTACCGTAAGTTGTTACTCTACTTGTTTGAGTAACTGTACTGGTATTAAAAACTGTAGAAGTTGTATACGTTGTTGTTGTGTTTCTACTTTCTGTTGTGTTTCTGCTAGTAGCATAAGTAGTATTAAACGACGTAAGTGTTGATCTTGTTGTATTAAATGTAGTTGTAGTGGCTGTTGTTGTGTTGTAAGCCGTTATTAACGTATTAATAGTGTTTCTAACAAAAGTACTAAACGTTGTATTGTAAACTGTAGTAGTGTCTCTTGCAGTACTTTTAGATGTTGTTGTACTAGTATTGTAAACAGTAGATGTTGCCTTAGAAGTTGTCCTAGACGTGCTCACGACAGTACTAGTTAGTCTACTAGTGCTAACTGTAGTAGTTCTACTCGTTAATGTTGACGTAGAAGTATTATAAGCTGTAACGAACGATGTATTAAACGCAGTTATAGTTATTGTGTTAGTTATTCTACTTGTTGATACAACAGTGTTATATACAGTTTGAGTAGTTCTACTCGTACCTATAGTTCTAGTAGTTATTCTACTTGTTGAATATGTAGTGTTTCTACTCGTTGCATATGTTGTTTGGGTGGATCTACTTGTTGAAAATGTAGTTAATGTTGATCTAGTTGTGTTATAAACAGTCGATGTGTTTATACTTGTAGGTACTGTTGTACCAAAACTAGTTACAGTTGATGTGTTATAAGCTGTTACTGTTGATTTTGTAGTGTTGTAAGCTGTAGTTGTAGATTTACTAGTACCATATGTGGTATTAGTTGATCTACTCGTGCTAACTACAGTACTAGTCAGCCTATCAGTTGATACTGTTGTATTTCTAGTAGTATTGTATTGTGTCGTAGTTGACTTTGAGGTTGATATTGTGGTGTTAGTTGTTCTAGTAGTATTATATACAGTTGTAGTATTTCTAGCTGTTTGTACTACAGTGCTAGTTGGTTTAGATGTAGAAAATGTAGTCGTTCTACTAGTACTAAATGTAGTATTGGTCGATCTAGACGTGCTAGTCAACCTATTAGTACTCCTACTCGTGTTAAACGTAGTAGTAGTATTCCAGAAATCTATTCTATTCCAC